AGATCAAAACGCACATGATCGCATGAAAAGGTATCAATGTATTATGTTGCTTGATACTGCCACTAAATTTGCAGAAGAACCTTTTTGGCACGTTGCACAGGCAGATTTTACAGGCAGAATCTATTATGTATCAGGTATTTTTAATCCACAGGGTAATGATTTAGCTAGAGCTTTGCATAGATTTGCAGAAGGTGCAGCAATAACAGATGAAAAAGCAAAGAATTGGTTGGGTATTGCAGGTGCTAACTCTTGGGGTATGAGTAAATACAGTTATGAAGAACGTATTGAATGGTCTAAGACAGAAGGTGAAGCTTTAGCTAGGCAGATAGCAAGCAATCCAGAATCTTACATCAGTATATGGAGTAAAGCAGAAGAACCCTTTCAGTTTCTTGCCTGGTGTTTGGATTTCAATGAGCTATTAGAACAGGGTTATGGTTATGTAAGCAAGCATCCTGTATTGCTTGATGGTACAAACAATGGCTTTCAACATTTTGCAGCCATGTCTTATGACAATAAACTTGCAGGGAAGGTTAACTTAAAAAACTATGACGAGGTAGAAGACTTATATAAAGAAGTAAAAGATGAAGTAATAAAAGAATTATCAAAAAAAGCAGATACCATTGCTGAAGATTGGTACAAACATCATCAAGTAATTACAAGAAAGATGATAAAAAAACCTGTCATGATGATTCCATATAGTGGTAAGACTTTTGGAATTACAAATGCCATACGAGATTACTTCATGGGAAGCGATGAAGAACTATCTTGGCAAAAGGATTGCTTCTTACATAATCATTATCTTGCAAAAATTATAGAGAAAAGTGTTAATAATATATGTCCTAAATGTATAATAGTGATGAAATATTTAGCAGACATTGCAAGATGTTTTGGTAAAGAAGATAAAGATATGACATGGATTACACCATCTAAGTTTTATGTTAAGCAGCATTATTACAAGTCTAATGTAAAAAGAATTGATACGAAACTACACTCCAGCACTATAAAGTTGTCACTTAATACAAATACTACAGAGGTTGACAGAAGAAAATCTACACAGAGTTTTGCAGCAAACTTTGTTCATAGTTTAGATGCTGCTAATGTACATTTAGCGTTAGAAAAAAGTAAAGCTAGTGGTCTTAATCAGTTCTGTACAATACACGATTGCTTTGGATCACCTGCTGCACATATAGAAGAATTTATAGGGTATGTAAAAAAAAGTTTTGTTGATATGTACAGTAAAAATTTATTAGATGATTTATACCAGCAAGCAGTAGAGCAATTAGATGATTCAAGCAAGCTACCTATACCACCAGACATAGGGGATTTTGATGTGTGTGAAGTTTTATTAGCACCATATGTGTTTAGTTGAACAAATGCGTGACAAGTAATTTTTCTACGGTACTATCAGTGATACATCCAACATGGATGCAAATAAAAGAAAACTCTAACTGAAATTTCCAAATGATTAAATCAGAAATTATCAACATCACAACACCAGTGTGTCTATTTCAATTTGCATGGCTGGTAGAACCTGATACTAAGTTTGATGCGTCAGGTATTTGGCAAGTTGAATGTCTTATTGATCCAGAAAAATCACAAGATATAAGTGATCAATTAGATGGTCTACTTGAAAGATGGAAAAGCCAATTAAAAATTGCGAATCCTACAAAAAAATACAAGCTTGCACCATTACCTTTTGGCTTTGAAGATATAGATGGTAAACCATACTTCAGAATCAAAACCAAAATGAAAGGTGGAGGTGTAAGAGCAGATGGTACACAGTGGAAACAAAGACCACCTGTTTTGTTTAATTCTGATGGTTCTCCTATGTCAGAAGATCAAAAGGAAAAGGTCAATAAGTGTGGTCCTGGAACAACAGGTCAGGTCAATATGCGTTGCAGTGGGTGGGAAAATCCTAGCTTTGGTGTTGGTATAAAAATCCAACCAGAAGCTGTCATCATTCACAACCATGTCGAATATACAAAAACCGCACAAGGCTATGGCTTTGAAACAGAAGAAGCAACCATCGAAGAAGAGAAACCCAAAGCGAAAGCAGGTTTTGAAACAGTCGGAGCAGACGAATTTTAGAAGTAAGTTTGAAGCTGCAATAGCAGCTACATTACAAGCAAATAAAGTTCCTTACACCTATGAAACACTTGATGTTAGCTACCAAATCAGTTGCATTTATAAG